CAAGGCGGCGCAGGCGACGGTCACGGTTGACATCAAGGGCGCCCCCCGAGGGACGCGCGTCGAGGTCGACCCCGCCAGCACGGCGAACGTCGACGCTACCGTGGGCTACCAGATGGGGGCGGTCCCGTGAGCTGGCGAGACACGCTCCGCAAGGTCACGCTACCCGACGGCCGTCGCGCGATCGGCGCCTCGTTCCGGGGCGTGCCGTTCTTTGTCGCCTCCGCCGATCGAACCGGCGGGCGTCGCACGGTGACCCACGAGTTCCCGCTCCGCGACGATCCGTTCGTCGAGGACCTTGGCCGCCGCGCGCGCACGTTCTCGTTCGACGGATACCTGCTCGGCGACGACTACGTGCGACAGCGCGACGCGCTGCTCTCCGCCCTCGAGGACTCCGCCGGGCCGGGCGAGCTGATCCACCCGTACCACGGCGTGCGGCGGGTCGTCTGCACACAGGTCTCCGTGCGCGAGGCGATCGCCGACGGCGGGATGGTCACCTTCTCGATCGAGTTCGCCGAGGCACCGACGCAGGCGGTGGCCCCGGTCGCGGAGTCCCACCCAACGGAGACCGTCTCGGCCAGTGCCGCCGCCGCCGCCGCCGCGTCGTCGCAATCCTTCGAAGCGGCCTACGAGCCGGACGACCTGCCATCGTTCGCCCTCGAAAGCGCCGAGTCGGCGCTCACCACGATCGCCGAGGCGACACAGCTCGCGCTGGCGCCGCTCGTGCACAGCGAGCAGGAGCTCGCGCTCCTCGCCGCGCGCGTGCGCCTGCTCACGCTCGAGGCGTCGTCGATCGTGCGCGACCCCGCCGAGGCGGTGAGCCGGTTTACCGCGGCCTTCTCTGGACTCGAAGAGGCGATCGCGGACGCGCCGGGCGCCATCGTCCAGGCGCTGATCAGCGCGTACGGAACCGAGACCGAACCGCTCGCCCCGGCGACGACGTCGACGCGCGAGCGTGAGCATGCGAACCATGCCGCGCTGGTCGCGGCCATCCGACGCTCCCTCGTGTTCGAGGCCGCGCGCCTGGCCACGCTCGTAGAGTGGGAGTCGCACGATCAGGCGATCGAGGCGCGCAACGAGATCGCCGACCTCCTCGACGAGCAGGCGGCCGAGGCGGACGACACTGCCTATCCGGCGATCGTACAGCTCCGGGCCGACCTCGTGGCCGCCGTTCCCGGCGACGCCGAGCTCGCGCGGATCCTCACCATCGAGCAGCGAGTCCCCGTCCCGTCGCTCGTCCTCGCGCACCGCCTGTATGGGTCGGTCGACCTCGAGGAGGACATCGTCTCGCGGAACCGCATCCGACACCCGGGCGTCTGCGCCGGGACCCTCACGGTGCTCTCCGGTGTCTGATCTGCGGCTCGTCGTTGCCGGGAAGCGATACGGCGGATGGAAGCGAGTCCGCGTCACGCGCTCCATCGAGAGCATGGCCGGATCGTTCGAGCTCGAGGTGAGCGATCGATGGGGCGGGCAGGAGGTGGCGTGGGCGATCTCCGAGGAGGATCCGTGCCGGGTCGAGATCGACGGCGAGACGGTGGTCGCGGGCCACGTCGACCGGCGCGCGATCTCCCTGTCGGGGGAAGATCGCACGCTCTCCTATACGGGGCGCGACCGCTGCGCCGCGCTCGTCGACGGCTCGGCCGACCTCGAGCGGTGGACGTTCCGCAATGCGACGATCCTCGACCTCGCGCGCAAGGTCTGTGAGCCCTTCGGGATCGCCGTCTCCGCGCAGACCGGGATCGATCTCGGCCCGAAGATCCGCAAGCTCGTGGTGTCGCCTGGCGACGCCGCGTTCGCCGTGCTCGAGCGGGCCGCTGTCTCGGCCGGCGTCCTGCTCGTAAGCGATGGCGCGGGCGGCGTCCTGATCACCCGCTCGGGAACGGCGCGGGCAGCCGCGCTCGTCGAGGGCAAGAACCTACTCGGGGCGTCGGTCGACTATGACGCCACCGAGCGGTTTCACACGTACCGCGTCGTGACCCAGGTGGGCGGCACCGATGAGGCCAGCGGCGAGGTCACCCGCGTTCGCGCCGAGGCCACGGATCGAGGGGTCAAGCGGACGGATCGCACGCTTATCATTCGGCCGGAGTCGGGGGTGACCAAGGACTACGCCCGCAGGCGCGCCGACTGGGAGGCTCGCGTGCGCGCAGCGCGGGCGGAGACTGTGACGGTGACGCTGAGGGGCTGGCGCCAGCCTGCCGACGGGGCGCTCTGGCCCGTCAATGCCCTCACCCGGATCCGGTCGCCCGGGATCGGGGTCAGCGGCGAGATGTTGATCTCGCAAGTCGACTTCTCGATCGGGAGCGACGGCGAGCTCACGCAACTCCGGCTCGTGCGGCCCGACGCGTTCGAGCCCGAGCCGCAGGCGATCGTCAAGAACCCATCGGGCCTGTGGAAGATTGCAGCCGCGGACCACCCTCAGCTCGATCAGGTCGCCGCGATCACTAAGTCGCTCTTCCCGGGAGGAGACTAGCGTGGGGATCTCCCAGGACGCACTCCGGCAGCTCAGGCTCCTCGTGCGCCCGATGGCGACGCGCCTGGCGAACTCGATCGCGCGTGCGGTCGTGCAGCGCGTGGACGACTCGACGCGTATGCAGCTCGTCCAGCTCGGCGTCCTGGCCGGCGAGGACGTCGACGACGCCGAGCACTTCCAACCGTACGGGTTCAAGAGCGTGCCGCTCGCGGGGGCTGAGGCGGTCGTGCTCTTCCCCAACGGCGACCGGGCGCACCCGCTGGTCGTGGTCGTCGACGATCGGCGCAACCGGCCGGACACGTGGCAGGCGGGCGAGGCCGGCCTCTACAACGACGCCGGGGCCATCGTCCGGCTCAAGGCAAACGGCGACATCGAGATCGGCCAGGCGGGCGGCTCGTTCTCGGCGCTCGCGAAAGCGGGCCACACGCACGACACCTCGGGGCTCACGGCCGGAGGGGATCCGGTGCTCGGGTCGCTGGGGGCGTCGACCTCGAACACGTCCCGGCTCAAGGCGGAGTGACGCCTTGACACAAGGCGCGACCCCGTGATCCTCGGGGGTGGGTGCCGTTCGAGCGCCCCTCGCTTACCGAGCTGATCGAGCGCGTCAGTAGCGATCTCCGGGGGCGCCTCGGGATCACGGGGACCCTCGTCCGGCGGGCGATGGCGGACGTCCTGTCCACCGTCTACGCGGGCGCCGTGCACACCCTGTACGGCCACCTCGAGTGGCTCTCGCGCCAGCTCTTCCCGGACACGTCGGAGCGTGAGTTCCTCCTGCGCCAGGCGGCGCTTTACGGGATCACTCCGACCCCGGCGACCTTCGCCACGGGCGAGGCCACGGCCACGGGCGAGGACAGCAGCGTCATCCCGGAGGATACGATCCTCGTCCACGGCGACGGCGCGACCTTCCGAGTCACCGCCGAGGCGACGATCGCCAGCGGCACGGCGACCCTCAGCCTCGAGGCCGTCGAGGCCGGGGACGAAGGCAACATCGCGACCGGCGATACGCTGTCGTTCGAGAGCCCTGTCTCTGGCGTCGACGCGGTGGTCACCGTCGACAGCCCGGGCATCGCCGGCGGGTTCGACGAGGAGACGACCGAGGGCACGCGCGATCGCCTACTCCTCCGCCTCCGCGAGCCGCCGGAGGGTGGGGCCGATCAGGACTATGAAGCATGGGCACTCGCGGTCGCGGGCGTCACGCGCGTGTGGGTATTCCCCAACGAGAACGGACTCGGCACCGTCGTTGTACGGTTCGTGCTCGACGAGGAAGACGACATCTTCCCAGGCGCGCCCGAGGTCGCCGCCGTGCAGGCGGCGCTCGACGAGGAGCGGCCGATCACGGCCGAGGTCACGGCCGAGGCGCCGGACCCGCTCGAGGTCGACTTCGGGATCAACCTGACCCCAGATACCAGCGAAGTCCGCTCCGCCGTCGAGGCTGAGCTCGTCGACCTCCTCTACCGCGAGGCCGAGCCGGGCGACGGCGAGGGCAGCGGAACGATCCTGCTGTCCCATATTCTCGTCGCGATCGGCACGGCCGAGGGCGTCGAGGACTTCGAGCTCGTGACGCCGAGCGCCGACGTGGTCCCGGACGAGGGCGAGCTCGCGATCCTGGGGACCATCGACTGGAGTCCGTAACCCGTGGGGCTCTCGGCTGCGGCCTATGCCCGGATGCTTCGAGCCCTCCTGCCCCCCGGCAGGATCTGGCGGGTGGTCGCGGACAGCCACCTGTCCGAGGTCCTGCTCGCCGCGGGGGACGAGCTCGAGCGCGTCGACGGGCGCGCACGCGACCTCCTCGAGGAGTCGGATCCGCGCACGACCGACGAGCTGCTCGCCGAGTTCGAGACGGCGCTCGGCCTCGAGGCGGAGGGCACCGAGGACGAGCGACGCAACCGCGTGATCGCCCTGCTCGTCCGACGCCAGCGCTTCCGTCCCGTCGACTTCCAGGCCGCGCTCGCCGACCTCCTCGGGCAGGAGGCCGACGACGTCGTCGTGATCGAGAACAGCCGGGCGTTTGCGATCGCAATCGCCAACGACCGGGAGATCTATCGGTTCTTCATCTATCGCGACCCTGACCTGCCGGGCTCGTACGACCTCGAGAGTGCGCAGGAGGTCGTCGATCGGATGAAGCCGAGCCACACGGTCGGGCACGTGATCGAGTCGATCGACTTCCTGTGCGACGACGAGTTCTCGCTCTGTGACCGCGACATCCTAGGAGCGTGAGATGAGTCTCCCGACAAGCCGGAACACGAATTACGCCGCTGGCTCTCAGGTCCTGAGCGCCGACCTCAACGACATCCAGGACAAGATCATCGCGGCGCACTCCGACGGCGTGCACGGCAACCGCAAGCTGTTCATTCACGGCAGCGCGGCCGGGGTCCCCACCGAGGCGACCGACTACTCCAAGGATGAGGACGGCATCCGCGCCCAAAACGCGCTCTTCGCGGTGCCGCTTCCGGTCGGCACTCGGATCAACGCACTGATCGCTCACCTCGACACGGACACGGACTCCGGCAACCGCACGATCACGCTGCGGCGCAAGGCGATCGCCGGCGCCTCCGGGGACATCGGCTCGTCGACGGAGACGACGACCAATTCGCAGTATCCGCTCGAGCTCGTCTCCGGTCTGCCGCACACGATCGCGGACGACTACATCTATCAGGTGTTCGTGCAGACGAAGGATCCCGACATCGTCGAGGGGATCGAGTTCAACTACGATAGGCCGGCGTGATCGTCGCGACCATGGCGACGCTGGCGTCGCGGGTCGCTATCCTTCGCGAGTCCGTCGCCTCGCTCCTGCCGCAGGTCGACGCGCTCTGCGTCTACCTCAACGGGCACGAATCGATCCCCGACTTCCTCCGTCACCCCAAGGTCCTTTACGCGATCCTCTCGTCCGACGCGGGCTATCGCGCGG